AAATGGGTGATCGGGATGGGTTTGGCTGCGGCGGCTGTGATCAGAACCGCCGGAGCGCTTACGGTGCTTAGGGGCGCGCTGATCCGCACCGGGATCGGGGCGCTGATCGTGGGCGCAGGCGAGCTGGTCTATTGGTTTACCCAGCTGACATCAGATGCCGGCGGCTTTGGCGAGGCCATGCGCCTCCTGAAGGATGTTGCCGTCGAGGTCTGGGACCGGATCAAGATGGACGCCTCGGCCGCAGGCGCGCGCGCAACAGCGATGTTTTTTGATCTCAAATCCGATGCTGCCACCGGCATGGCGGGGGCGATTGAAAGCGTTGTCGCCTTTGGTAACGCCACAGCCAATACTTTTGAGGGTGCACTGCTCGCCGTCCGCGAAATCTGGTCGCGCCTGCCAGCTGTGATCGGGGATCTTGTTTACGCGGCGGCGAACCGGATGCTCGATGGCATCGAGGCGATGCTGAATGGTGCGATCGCCCGGATTGACGCCTTTACGGGCAAGATCCGCGATGCGCTGGCGGCTGTGGGCATCGAGACCACCTTTGGCGAAATCGGTGAAATGAGCCTCGGGGATATTGCCAACCCCTTTGCGGGGGCTTCAGCGGATGCAGGAACGGCTACTGCGGAGGCGTTCCGCCGAGCCTTTGCGGACAATCCGCTTTCGGCACCTGATCTGGGGCTTGATGGGATTGCCGCCGACGCGCTGGCCACGGCCAATACCTACCGGCAGGCCGCCACGGATCTTGCGAATGGCGCGACCGCACCGCTGAGGTCTTGGGCCGCGCTGCGCGATGCTGTTGCGGGTACTAGCGAGGACGGCGCTGCCGCTCTTGACGAGGCAACAGCCTCCGCTGACCGCCTGGCAGGAGCAATGGCCCAAGCCGGAGATGCCGTGGGCGGCGGCGGGTCTGGTGGTGGCGCAGGCGCACAGATTGTGACCGGCTGGCGCGCGGTCTCTGAGGCTTTGAAGTCCTATGCCAGTGATGCGCTGAACTGGGGCAAAGGCCTTGGAGAAACTTTATCCCGCGCCTTCTCTAGCGCCGAAAGCTCGTTCCGCAGCTTTGTCGAGACGGGAAAGCTCGACTTCAAGGGCCTCGTGCGATCAATCTTGGCAGATCTTGCCGTGTTGGCGTTTCGCCGCGCGGTGCTGGGACCCGTCGCCAATGCGCTGTCGGGTGCCTTTGGTGGCGGTGGGTCTGTTGCCGCTGCGGTCTCTCATGCGGGCGGCATGGTGGGGCTCTCTGGCCATACGCGGTCGGTCCCCGCAGCCGTCTTTGCTGCGGCCCCCCACATGCATGCCGGCGGTTGGGCAGGGCTGCGCCCAGATGAGGTGCCCACGATCTTGCAGCGCGGCGAGCGGGTGCTGTCCCGATCGGAGGTTGCGCGTGGTGCAGGCGGCAGTATCCCCGTTGCTGTCCATCTCAATGTTGATGCGCGCGGCGCGCAGTTCGGGGTGGCTGAACAGCTGGCAAGCGTGTTGCGCAATGCCCAGCCCGAGTTCGAGCGGATTGCGCTGGCCGCTGTGGGCAATGCCATGCGCCGGGGGCGACTGGCATGAGCGTCATTGTGGAATTACCGCGCACCTGGGTTGCGAACCTCGAGCGGCGCTTGGTCACGGCCACCAGCCAGACACCGTCACCGTTTACGGGCAGCATGGAGGTGCAGGACTGGGGTGGGGAATGGTGGGAATATGATATCGAATTTGCCGCGCAATCAGGACCGCTGGCGCGGTCTGTCTCTGCGGCCCTGACGGCGCTTGGCTCTGGCCGGGGCCTGCTGCTTTTTGCCGACCCGTCAATTGAGCCAAAAGGGCTGACGCAACCGGTCACGCTGGCAACGCCAATCACGGGCGGCAACGTCATCCAAACACTCGGCTGGCCTTCTGGCCTGCCTGCCGTTGCCTCGGGTGACTTTCTCTCCATCGGTGCCGCGCGCGACACGCGCCTGCACCAGATCGCCTTCGATGTAACAGCGGATATCAATGGGTTCGCAACACTGACGATCTTTCCAGCCATGCGCAGCGCGCTGCCCGCCAACACAGCTTTGGAGGTGAACAGACCGCAGGTGCTGCTGCGCCCTACCACCGCGGTTCCCACCCGCATCGCGCGTGTAGCGCGTCACCGCTTCACACTCTCCGCACGCGAGGCCATTTGATGAGCCGCGACATCACGGCGGCATTGGCCGATGCGCTTGACGCCGCGGATCTCAGGCCTGCGATCTTGTTTGAAGGCGTCTTCCCATCCGGCACGGTGCGGATCTGGACTGGGGCTGGTCCTGTGGAATGGGACGGCAAGACCTGGACCGGCGTCGGCGTGCTTTTGGGGCTTGGGGCTCTTGAGGAAACCTCGGATGTTGTGGCCTCTGGGACCACGGTCTCACTCTCTGGCGTACCGCTTGATTTGGTGGGGCTTGCGATTGATGAAGCGCGCCAGGGTCAGCCAGGGCGCATCTGGCTGGCCCTTCTGACCGAGGATCGTCAGATCATCGCCGATCCCGTGCAGGCCTTCACCGGCCGCCTTGATGTGCCGGAGATCCAGGAAGATGTGCAAAGCTGCCGGATCACGATCAGCTATGAAAGCCGCCTCATTGATCTGAATGTTCCACGCAACTGGCGCTACACCCACGAAAACCAGCAGGTGCTCTTTACGGGCGATCTCGGCTTTGCGCATGTCACCGCGATCCAGGACCAAGAGATCACCTGGGGGCGGGGATGATGGAACGGAACAGCGTTGTCATCCACATGGCCGTCCGCGTCCCACATTGGGAACAGCTGTTTGCCGCCGCTATAACTGATGCCCGCACGCGCCCCTTCGCATGGGGCCAGCATGATTGCGCGACTTGGGCCTTTGATCTGCGCCGGGATCTGACAGGCGGGCCGGACCATGCCGCCCTCTGGCGGGGGCGGTACCGCACGCCCGGCGGATGCCAGCGCGTGCTGCGCCGGCTGGGCTGGCGCAGGCTTGAAGATGGTGTGCGCGCCCTGCTTGGAGAACCGCTGCCCGATCCGCGCCTTGCACAGCGCGGGGATATTGTTTTGGGCGGAGAGCCTGAGGCTTTTGGCGTGTGTATCGGCGCGCGGGCAGCCTTCGTCGCGCCCGAGGGGCTTGTGACCCTGCCGCTGAGCTCTTGCCGTCTCGCCTGGAGAACCTGATCCATGCCACCCATTATTCTTGGCGCCGTCGCACTTGGCGGTGCGGCGATCGCGGCGGGCGGCGTGGCGGCCGCTTTTGCAGCGACGGGTTTGATTGGCTTTGCCGCCAACTTCGGCGCGTCGATGCTGCTCTCGGCGGCGGCACAATCCATGATGCCCAAGCCATCTGTGGGCCAGATCGCCTTGCAGGCCCGCACGGTGACCGTGCGCGAGCCGGTGATGCCGCGCCAGATGGTTTATGGTCGGACCCGCAAGGGTGGCGTGATCACCTTTCTGCATTCGACAGGGGACAAGGACAAAGACCTGCACCTCGTCGTGGTGCTGGCCGCCCACCGTGTGAAGTCGATTGGCGCGATCTACTTCGAGGGTGAGATGGCGGTGAATGCCGCAGGGGTCGCGCAAGGCCGGTGGGCGGGCAAACTCGCAGTCGAGAAACGCCTCGGGCATGACGATCAAAGTGCATTCGCGGGCCTCATCGCGGCAGCACCAGATCTCTGGACGCCCGCGCATCGGTTGGCCGGCTGTGCTGCGATCTATCTGCGACTGACCTATGATCCGGATGCCTTCCCGAGCGGGATCCCGAACATCACGGTCGATATGGAGGGCAAGGACGATGTCTTTGATCCACGTATTGGCGCGCGCGGCTATACTGAGAATGCAGCGCTTTGCGTGGCTGATTACATGGCGCATCCCATCTATGGCATTGGGGCGGGCATCGGTGCGCCGGACGGGATCGAGACCGATAGTCTGATTGAGGCCGCCAATATCTGCGATGAACAGGTGGCGTTAGCAGGTGGGGGCTTTGAGCCACGCTACAGCTGCAACGGGGTGGTCTCGCTCTCGGAGACGCCTAAGACCATTATCGAGGCAATGCTGACCGCCATGGCCGGGCGCTGTATCTGGCAGGCAGGCCAATGGCTCATGCGCGCGGGCGCCTACCGGATACCGTCAAGCCTGCTCACAGCCGATGATGCGCGCGAGGGTGGGATGACGCTGACCACGCGCCAAACCCGCGCTGCAAACTTCAACGCGGTGCGCGGCCAGTTTGTGAGCCCGCAGAATAACTGGCAGCCCGACGACTTCCCGGCCTATGCCTCTGAGACTTACCGGTTGGAAGACGGCGGCGAACAGGTCTGGCGCGATATCGCGCTGCCCTTCACGATCTCGGCGGCCATGGCGCAGCGTCTGGCCAAGATCGCGCTGGAGCGCGCACGGCGGCAGATGCGCGTGCGGTTCTCGGGAAAGCTCAAAGCCTGGCGTGTGGCCGCAGGCGAGACGACGCTTATGCGCTATTCCCGCTGGGGGTTTGGCGGTCCAGATCCAAATGATGGCAAACCTTTTGAGGTTGAGGCTGTGCGGCTGGACCTGACCCAGATCGGGTCCGGCCCGCGTATCGCGCCAGAGCTTTTGCTGCGCGAGACCTCTCCGCTGGTCTATGACTGGGATGCTTCTGAGGAACAGATCTATGCAGCCGCCCCGCGCACGACGCTGCCCTCGGCCTTTGACATCGCACCGCCTGGTGCGCCGCAGGGCGAGGAGGAACTCTACGTCACGCGGGACGGCTCGGCGGTAAAGGTGTTGTTGCGCGTGCGCTGGACTGCAGCCCAAAGCGGGTTTGTCGAAAGCTACCAGTTCGAGGCCCGCCGCGATGGCGGCGCGTGGCAAGATTACGGGCGAACCACCGGCACGCTGATGGAGCTGCGCGATATTGCGCCCGGCCAATGGGACTTCCGCGTCAAAGCCGTGTCTGTGCTTGGTGTCTCGTCCCCCTGGCGCGAGGGCACGCGCGAGGTGGTAGGTCTGACAGCACCGCCGGCGGTGTTGACCGGACTGACGATCCAGTCGGCAGGCGGGCTCGCCGTGCTCAAATGGCAGCGCGCGGTGGATGTGGATGTGCGCGTGGGTGGCAGCGTCATCATTCGCCACAGCAAGGACGCAAATGCCTCTTGGGCGAACTCGACGCTGATGGACCGCGTCTCGGGCGGCGAAGCCATTGCGGTCGTGCCCCTGAAACCTGGCACCTACCTTTTGCGCGCCGAGGACAGCGAGGGGCGCATTGGCCCCGTTAGCACGGTGACGACCAAAGGCGTGCAGATCTTGAGCTTTGCGCAGCTGAACACGCTGTCGGCGGATCCGGGCTTTGCAGGTCAAAAAACTGGTCTGGTGACCACCGCAGGGACGCTGAAACTGGAAACCGGAAACGATGCGGCAGGCAGCCCGGTCGTGCTGGCGACCGAAGGGCTCTACCAATTCGATGGGCTGCTCGACTTTGGGGCGCTGAGGCGCGTGCGCTTACGCTCAGACATCTTGGTCGGGGCCTCGGCCCTGTCGGATTACATCGATGACCGTATGACACCCATCGATACCTGGGCCGACTTTGACGGCTCCGAGGGCGCTGATATCGACGTTGTGCTCGAGGTGCGCGAAACCGATGACGACCCAGCGGGTGCAAACCCCGTCTGGGGACCCTGGGGGCGGATCGACAACAGCGAGATTGAGGCGCGCGCGGTCGAGGTGCGGGCCTGGCTCAGAACGAACGATCCGGCATTCACGCCGATCGTGTCGGAATTGCGGCTCATTGCAGATGAGGTGGCCTAAGGGGCATCTCATTAATGCGGGGCGCCCCATCGCTGCCTGTCGATGTCGTCTCCAACGCGAAGGCACGCGTAACTTTTGCCCAGAGAAACGGGATATCCATCAATGGCTCAAGCACCCAGCTTTGTGATCATCAACGACAATGGCGCAGCTATGCGCGCGCAGATCAACCAGGTGATTGCCGCCCTCAGATCGACCAGTAGCGGCGCCACCGCCCCAACAGCGACCGCACCGGGGATGCTTTGGGTCGATAACAGCACCACGCCGCCAACCCTGAAGATCCGCAACAACGCCGACAGTGCCTTTGAGGCGCTGCTTGACGGCGGAGACTATTAAGCTGGGCCGCGACATCGGCCCGAGACCATCCAGCACGAAAGACGGCGGCCATGCAGGACCAGAGCTTTATCGAAATGATCAACAACCTGTTTGGCGGCGCAGTCACCACGCTGATCGGGGCATTCACGGGGCGGCTGATGTATCATTCAGGGGAGGTGAAATTGGGCAAGCGACGCTTTTTTGGCAAAGAGCTTTTGTGGGAAATCCCTGTGGCCGTCGGCATGGCGCTCATTGGTGATGCTGCAGCCAGCTATATGGGTCTGACCCAGCCAGTCAGCACAGGGTTTGTGGCAACGCTGGCCTATCTTGGGCCGCGGGGAGCGGAGACATTGCTGGCGGCCTGGCTGGGCAAGAAGAAATAACCCCTCTTTGACACGACCAAAACTCTACACCGCCGTCCTTCGGGGCGGCGTTTCCTTTTCCATGGAGAAACGACCATGACACCATTTGAGATTGCCCGCGGCTATATCGGCACCACCGAGGGTCCCGGCCCTGAGAACAACCCTGCCATCGTGGCGATGTACGCCTCGGTCGGCCACGATTGGGTTGAGCATGACTCTGTGGCTTGGTGCGCCGCCTTCGTCGGCCATTGTCTTGAGCGGGCCGGCATTCGCTCAACGCGCAAGCTGACCGCGCGGTCCTATCTGGACTGGGGCATCCCAGTGGAGATTGCGGATACGCAGCCTGGCGACATCGGGGTGATCCCACGGGGATCTTCCAGCTGGCAGGGACATGTGTTCTTCATTGACCGGATTGAAGGTGCATGGGTCTGGGGCTTGGGCGGTAACCAGAGCGATGCGGTCAATGTAAAGCGCTATCCGGTCTCTAAGCTCTTGGGTGTGCGGCGTGCAGGTCATGTGGCGCCTGCTGTCACGATGACCGTCCGCGATGTCCAGACCCGCCTGCGCGCGCTTGGCTATCATGATGTGGGAACGGTTGACGGTATAATTGGCCCGCGCACACGGGCCGCAATCCTCGCCTTTCGCGATGACCATGCGCTGGCGCTGGTGCCGATTGTCGATGTGGCACTGGCCGAGGCGCTGGAGCACGCCATACCGCGCAAGGTGGCACCTACGCGCGCCGCGGGCAGCCCTGAGCAAAGCCGCATCGTTGCCGCGGCCAATGCCCAGATCGGGCTGGGCGTTGTGGGTGCTGCCGGCACGCTCGGGGCACAGATCGCGCCCGCCCTGGCTGAGGCAGAAGAAGCGCAGGATATGGCAGGGCGGATGATTGCGCTTTTTGGGATGGAGAGCTGGCTGGCCGCTGCACTGCCGTGGATCGGCATGGCCGTGTTTGTCGGTGTTATTCTCTACGCGCTGAAGGCACGCGCGGCCCGAATTGACGATCACCGCACGGGGCGCACGCCATGATGAGGTTTGGCTATGCCTTCTTCATGCGCCTTGGTAGGCGCGCAGCCTTCTACAGCGCGATGGCTTTGGCGTTTCTTGCAGCCCTTGGCATCGCCTTACGCCAGGGTCGCCAGGCCGCTGCGGCCAACTACGCCATCCGCCGCGCCGATGCCCGCATCCGCGCGCTCCAGACCGCCAAGGACACCCGCCATGATGCTGAGATTGCCAGCCTTGCTGAGCGTGATCGCCGCCTTGCTCGCTGGATGCGCGACTGAGCATCATGGGCCTGGACTGATGGTTTGCGACTGGGCCGCACCCATCCGCCCCTCACGCGCTGATCAGCTGACAGATGGCACCGCGCGCCAGATCCTCGCCCATAATGAGACAGGCGCCCAGCTCTGTGGGTGGCAGCCATGAGTATCACCACCATGACCGAGGGTCCGGCTATCCTGATCGGCTATCTATGGCGCTTGCAGATCGAGGCGGCCGCCCCCGTTTTTGTCGAAGGGGCCGCATATGCCGGACAGCTGCGGCTGCGGGCCAGTGATCCAACGGTGCTGGCTTTGATCAGCAGTGCAGAGGGCGGCTTCTTACGGGTGAGTGACACAATCTTGGAACTAGCCCTGCGCTCCGATCAGACGGCAGGCCTCATGCCTGGCCGGGTGGTGCTGGATCTCGTGCGCATCGATGTTGATCCTGATCTGCATCTGGGCTTCTTCCTTGAGATCCCCGTTGTGCTGCCTGTAACCCGCGGGCTTGCACCATGAGCCAGGTTTTGCCCCAGATAGGCCCCATCACCCTCACAGCACCTGTACGCCTGCGGGTCGCAAGCGGTCCTTACCGCATTCGGATCGGTGGTCAGCCCGGGCCGCAAGGTGGGACCGGTCCGCAAGGCGACAAGGGTGATCAGGGCGATCCCGGTATCACCATTCTTCCCACCGACACCCCTATCAACGGAGGCTTCTTCTGATGGCCAACACAATCCAGTTCAAACGCCGCCAGGCCGGCAATGCCGGCGCGCCCGCCGCGCTCAAATCCGGCGAGGTCGCCCATAACGAGGTCGATGACACGCTTTATATCGGCAAGGGCGATGACGGCGCGGGCAATGCTACGGCCATCTTGCCTCTGGCAGGACGCGGGGCCTTTGTTGAGCTGACCGGTGCGCAGAGCATAACGGGCGCCAAGACATTCGCCATTGTGCCCAAATCCAGCCAGGATGCGAGCGCCAGCACCGATCTGGTGCGCAAGTCACAGTTCGATGCCGCGCTCGCGGGCAAGGCCAACAGCGTACATACGCATTCGATTGCGCAGGTGAGCGGCTTGCAGACATCACTTGATGGCAAAGCCGCAAGCTCCCACAGCCATGCCATTGCAGATGTGACGGGGCTGCAGACAGAGCTGAACACCAAGGCGGCGTTGGCTTCGCCCGGCTTTACCGGCACACCAACGGCACCGACAGCGACAGGCGGGACAAATACCACGCAGATCGCCACCACAGCGTTCGTGCAAACCGCGCTTACGGGCTTTGGTGCGGGGGATATGCTGAAGGCCACCTACGACAGCAACAACAATGGCAAGGTGGATGCGGCCGAGGCTGCCGACAGCGTGCCTTGGACAGGGGTGACCGGCAAGCCAACGAGCTTTACGCCTGCCACCCATAGCCACGCGATCTCTCAGGTGACAGGGCTGCAGGCAGCACTTGATGCGAAGGCAGCGCTTGCCTCGCCGGTGCTGAGCGGCACGCCCACCGCGCCGACACCTGCTACCGGGACCAACACAACCCAGCTTGCAACCACGGCCTTTGTTGCGAGCGCGATTGGCGCGCTGGTCGATGCAGCCCCCGGTGCCCTTGATACGCTGAACGAGTTGGCCGCTGCCTTGGGCGATGATCCGAACTTTGCCAGCACGGTGACCAATGGGCTGGCCGGCAAGCTGGCCGCAGCCTCCAACCTCGCCGATCTGCCGAACAAGACCACGGCGCGATCAAACCTCGGGCTCGGCTCGCTTGCCACACAAGCTGCCAATGCGGTGGCCATCACTGGTGGCAGCATCACCGGCATCACCCTTGACGGCGGCACATTCTGATCCGCCTTGATCCTTGCCTCACATGAGGCTGAACCGCAGGAGGCCACATGGCCAGTATCATTCGTATGAAACGCTCTTCGGTTGCCACCAAGGTGCCAACCACGGCCCAGCTTGATCTGGGTGAGCTTGCAATCAACACCCGCGACGGAAAGCTCTTCCTCAAACGCGCCGATGGCAGTGAAGAGATCGTCGAGGTGGGGGCCCGCTGGGGCGCCTTCACGGCCCATGCCAGCGGCACGACGCTGACCTTTCGCCACAACGGCACCAACATCATGGTGCTCGACGCCTCTGGCAATCTGACGGTGCTGGGCAATGTCACAGCATTCGGGAGCCCGTGACCCATGCCGCTTCCCACCACAGGGCCGCTCTCACTCTCGGCCGTCAACACCGAGCTTGGCCGCCCCGCCACGGCCACGATCGCGCTTGGCGAAACGGCTGTGCGCGCACTTGCAGGCGTGCCAAGCGGGCCGATTGGCAAGGCCAGCCTCAGGGGCAAGTCTGCGCAGTTCTCGCACACAATCTCCGCGCATCAGCTGCATTTGAACTTGCGCAGCTACCTCTTGGGCCAAGGCTGGAATGGCGCCGCCGCCGCGCGGGTCACGATCGCGCCTGGCATCTATATCTGGTCAGACAATACCTCGATCCCCGCTCTCGATATGGGCGGTACTTTCCCTGGCGGGCTCACGCTGATCAACAACGGCTTCATCATCGGCAAGGGTGGCGATGGCGGTTATCTGCAAGCCGACCGTGTCACTTACGTCGCGCCGACACCGGGTGGGCCTGCCATCGCCCTGACCGGCCCCATCAGTATTGATAATGCGGGCGGCTATATCGGCGGCGGTGGCGGTGGGGGTGCTGCCCACACCGGAACACCAGCAGTCATCATTACTCTTGCAAACATCCACACCCCCGGCGGCGGTGGCGCAGGGGGTGGTCGCGGTGGTCCTGCCAACACAGGCAACACCAACGGGACAACGCTGGGCAGTTTTGGCGCAGGTGGGCCGATCGGACAGGTTGGCACCGTGGCACTCGATGCCAACAGCTGGGCAGGACAAACAATCGCAACGCACGGCGGCGCAGGCGGTGCGAGTGGCGCGGCCATCCAAGAAGGTGGCGGAATTTAAAAGGAGACTGCAATGGGTGGTGGAAGTGGAAACACCGGTCCGTTCAAGATCGGTGGCATATCAGGACAAGGTGGCGGCCGGATCATTCCCGGCACTGCGAGCGGTATAGGTGAAGTGTTTACCCAGACAAATCGACTACAGGCCGCGGTAAACACAGCCTTTCCAGACTTGCGGCCAGTAAAGCCGTTTGGCTCAGTATTTGATACCGCCTTCA